TTGTATGAAAAGATAGATGGCGAGTATAGAAAGACAATGAAAACTCATAAAGAGATTGTAGACTATTTCAATGCGTATAATAAATCAGCAGGTCATAGAAAGTTTAATTTTCAATATGCAGCATTCTCTATGGATTGTTCAGACTATTATCCTACAGCAGTAGACCCAGATTCACATACATATTTAGGCAATAATGCTATACGTTGTATGCAAAAGTTGTCATCGGGATATTCTTCAGATGAGTTCATGGATATATTAAGAGAACGTACAGGTGGAAGACCAAAAGATTTAGAAGATGTTATGTGTGACTTTGTTAGATTTGGACAGAATTATGTACCAAGAGGCAATGGTACATATGACCATATTCCAAGTGATATAACTAATAATAGTGGTTGGGAATCTGGTTGGAGACAAAGACAGGGTGAACCACCAGAACAAAACAATATATTACCAATTTAATGCTGTTTGATAATCCAAATAATATAGTATATCCAAATACTACAGCTGTAGAATTAAATTCTAAAAAGAAACCTACAGATACGTGGATGCAAGACTATACTTTAGACCAAAGAAAAGAAAAGTTCTTTGAATTTTGTAATAAGTTTGATAAGAGAGAAGATGATTTATTAAGAGATGATTTTCAGATCTTTTCACATCGCTTGCATTGGCATGAACATCCTTATATAGATTTTTTTAAAGATAAAGAAACATCTTCATTCGACAAAATATGGTATACAATAGCATTCTCTTTTAGCAATGAACATTGGTTAACATTTAAAACACTGTACGATAATGGCAAAGAAGGATTACGTGAGAGATTTAGAAATCATCGTCATGCTCGTTCAGACTTATTTCAAATATATTATCCTAAAGGCACGAAGGTCAAAGATTGGTTAGTAGATGTACCTTATAAATGTGCAGAAGATATGGAAGGCATATTAAACACTGGACAAAAATGGACAATGATGCAAATAGCAAAAGAGTTTTGTAATTACTTTATGACTCACCATGGTTTTAGAGCACCTATGTACCCATGCAAAAACTTTGCAAGATATATAGCAATGACATGGCCAGATCTGGTCGATCCTGAAAGTGTATTGTTTGGTGGCACAGGGCATTTCGATGGTATGCAACAAATATTTGGTGGTAAGAATTTAAACGGTAAAGTTAAATATGACATAGGTGACTATGGTGAATTTATTCCTACCAATAAATATGGTGAATTATGGATTGAACAAATGACTGAATTAGTAGAGGACTCTCGTAATCCTATGATGTCACAAAAATGGTTAAACGTAGAAGATAAGACATGTTTCTTTTATAAACATATGGCTATTACTCATGGTGAGAAAAGGCCTACTAAAAGAATCCCAAGAGATTGGATATTTCCACAGGAGTTTAGACTTGCCACACAATAAACATATAGAAGACGGATTTAATATCGATGTAGGTATGATGCAACCTGAGGAAGCAAAGGAATATTACTTAGATCTTGCTCAGTTTTGGACTGATCCTAATCCACCAATTGTTATAACTGAACATGATGGTATACGTTGTGTAAGAGATGACTTAATCGTTGGTTCAAAAACACGTGGTGGTGATTGTCTTATTAGTTCTCTTCCTCAGCATATAGATACTATTGTCTATGTTCAACCAAGAACGGGTTTAGCTGGAGTAAGTATATTAGATGTAGCAAAAAGACATAATAAATCTGTAAGATTATTTATGCCTGCATCAAAAAAGATTTCACATCATCAAGCATGTTGCATAGAGGGAGGAGCAGAAGCATCTTTCCATCGTATTGCAGCTATGCCTAATCTAAATAAGATAGCAAAAGAATGGGCAGATCAGAAAGAAAATGCATTCTTTGTACCATTAGGATTAAAACATAGAATGGTTACAGCAGGACTTGTAAAGGTTGCATCACAAATAAAAGAACCTGAACAAGTATGGGTTGCTACATCAACAGGTGTATTGACACGTGCATTACAGATTGCTTGGCCAAATGCAGAATTTGTATCTGTGGCAGTAGCTCGTAATATGAAAGCAGGTGAATTAGGTAGAGCAAAAGTTATTAGTGAGCCTAAACAATTTATTGTGGCTGAAAAAGTAGAAAACCTTCCGCCATTTCCTTGTGTAGATACATATGATGGTAAAGTTTGGAAATATATTCCAAAGAATACTGATAAAGATATATTATTTTGGAATGTTGGTAGTGAACCTGTATTGAATGATATAACAATATATGAAACGGAAAGTTATAGAGATTGGGATAAGAACTTATGATTACGGGAACATTCAATAAAATACCACGTAAAAAGAATAGCCATGGATATGGTTGGGCTCGAACATGGTCAGAAAACCTAAATGTTCCTATTAATCACGATGGTAATAAAGCTGAAATAATTTATGTAGACCATGGAGTAAACTTTGGTGGTAGTCTTAATTTATTTGGTGGATTTACACCTGAATTAAAACAACGTATAGATAATTTTCTATTAGCAGACGAAGTCTATTCACTTGACATGCCTATGCCAGAATATGGTAATATGTTAGCTAAGAGAAAAGATGTTGAGGATAAAGAATGGTGTGCACATGTTCAAGCTAAATGCTGGAATGCAAAAACATTATTATCGACAGATCTTGACACTACTTGGTTGACAATTGGTGATTCTCATACAGCAGCATTTGCCCCACCAGGGAGTATGGTTATTAAGACTGATGGACTTACACTTAATGGTCAAATCAGATCTGATTTTCAGTATATAAAAGATCATATATGGAAATGTAATAATCTAAAAGGAATCACAATGTCATTTGGTAACATTGATGTAAGACATCATCTTTGTAGATTAAATATAGATCCGAGAGATATGTGGATTGATTGGTTTAGATTTGGAGATAGCTTACCTTTTGAGGTAGAGTATTCAACTCCATGGCCAATTGAGCATGAAGAAAGAAGATTACCAAAGACTGGTTATTATAGAGACCAACCATTTTGGGGTAGTCGTGAAGATAGAGTTATTCAATTAGAACGTATAATTGAAACATTCGAAAAGACTGATACTCCTAGAGTTGCATATCCACAAGATTGGTTAACAATGGATCCAGAAGTATTTGCTAAAACAAAAATGGAAAGCACTAGCTCAGTACATATATCGCCTGAAAATTATAGAAGAAAAGACTTCGGTGAAGTATGTACTTTAGACGCTTTTATGATATAATATACTATATGAATTAACTATTAGAGGAGAACTATTATCGGTATAATGGACAAATTACAGAAGAACTCTCGTATAAAAGAGTCTTCGCCACTAGATAAATCACAATTATTTTCTAGTCAAGAAATGGTAACCACAAAGGTACCCATGATTAACGTTGCATTGTCAGGTGATCCTGACGGTGGACTTACTTCAGGACTAACAGTGCTAGCAGGACCATCGAAGCATTTTAAGACTTCGTTTGGATTGCTAATGGCCGCAGCCTACTTAGAAAAATATGAAGATGCTGTTTTGTTATTCTATGATTCAGAGTTTGGCTCACCGCAACAATATTTTAAATCGTTTGGTATAGACACTTCACGTGTACTACATTGTCCCATTACAAATGTAGAAGAGCTTAAGTTTGATCTTATATCTCAGCTCGAAAATATTGAACGAAAAGATAAAGTCATTATTATGATTGACTCTATCGGTAACCTAGCTTCTAAGAAAGAGCTAGAAGATGCTATGAATGAAAAGTCAGTAGCAGATATGTCAAGAGCGAAAGCTCTTAAAGGTTTATTTAGAATGACAACCCCTTATCTGACAATGAGAGATATACCATTGTTAGCTGTCAACCATACATATCAAGAAATAGGCTTATTTCCCAAAGCAGTCGTTTCCGGCGGCACAGGTATTTACTACTCCTCAGATAATATCTGGATCGTCGGACGTCAGCAAGAAAAGAAGGGAACAGAAATTCAAGGTTATCATATGATTATTAATGTAGAAAAATCTAGATTTGTAAAAGAAAAGTCTAAGATTCCTATTAGTGTTACATGGGAAGGTGGTATTGAAATATATTCTGGTTTATTAGATGTAGCAATGGAAGGCAATTATGTTGTTAAACCTCAAAATGGTTGGTACTCTAAAGTCGATAAATCTACTGGTGAAGTAGAAGACAAAAAGGTCCGATTAAGTGAAACATTAAAAGAAGAATTTTGGAGACCAGTATTTGCAAATACAGATTTTAAAGATTATATTAAAACTAAATATGAAGTAGGTCATGCGGAGATGATTAAGAGTGCAAATTGAAACATTAATTCTTCGTAATTTAATGTTCAATGAGGATTACACCAGAACGGTGATTCCTCATTTGAAAACTATATACTTTGAAGACCCACACAGATCAGTATTTAATGAAATCGTTGACTTCGTTAATAAGTTTAATAAGTTGCCATCAGCAGATGCACTAATTATTGAGTTAAAGAATAATCCTAAGATTACATCAGATTCTCTTGCTCTTATGCCTGAATTAAGTAAGGTAGATACAGAACAAACACAAGAATGGTTAATTGAGAAGACAGAGAAATGGTGTCAAGATAGAGCAATCTATTTAGCAATTATGGATTCTATTAATATTATTGAAGGCAAGCATGATACATTAGATAAGAATGCATTGCCATCTGTGTTAAGTGATGCATTAAGTGTTAACTTTGATATGAGAGTTGGTCACGATTATGTAGATGATTCTGATGGTCGTTATGAATTCTATCATAGACAAGAGGAACACTTACCATTTGACTTAGAAAAGTTTAACACAATCACCAAAGGTGGTCTCGTTAAGAAGTCTCTTAATGTTGCCTTAGCAGGTACAGGTGTTGGTAAGTCTTTATTCATGTGTCATGTCGCTGCTGGTGCCCTAACACAAATGAAAAATGTCTTATATATAACTATGGAAATGGCAGAAGAAAGGATAGCAGAACGTATTGACGCTAATCTAATGAATGTGCCTATTGACCAATTAGAGAATTTAAGTAAGGATATGTTCGATAAGAAAATGCATAAGCTTACTGATAAAGGTGTTGGTAAACTTATTGTGAAAGAATATCCTACAGGAGCTGCAAGTTCTATTCACTTTAGAGCACTATTAAAAGAATTAAAGATTAAGCGTGACTTCACACCTGATCTTATTTGCATAGACTATCTAAATATATGTGCATCATCAAGAATGAAATCTATGGGTGGTGCAATCAATTCATATATTATGGTCAAAGCAATTGCAGAAGAATTGCGTGGCTTAGCAGTAGAATATAATTTACCTATTGTTACAGCCACACAAACCACACGTTCAGGTTTTGCATCATCTGATGTGGGACTAGAAGATACAAGTGAATCATTTGGTTTACCAGCTACGGCTGACCTCATGTTTGCACTTATATCTACTGAAGAACTAGAGAACCTTAATCAAATAATGGTTAAGCAATTAAAGAATAGGTATAATGATCCTACAGGTGGAAACAAAAAGTTTGTACTTGGCATTGATAGATCGAAGATGAGATTATATGATGTAGAGGATACGGCTCAAACTCTAAATGTTAGAGATGACCAACCTAAAAAAATATCACAATTTGAGGATTTTAAGTATGAGTAATTTATTAACAGCAGAAGGATGGGGAAATAAATATACCCATCTTGCAAAAGAAATATCTACATGGTCTAAGGACCCAAGCACTAAAGTTGGTGCTATAGTTGTTGGTGAAGCAGGCCAAATATTATCACAAGGATATAATGGTTTCCCAAGAGGTATTAAAGATTCATCAGATAGATTAAATGATCGTGAAAGAAAGTATGAATTAGTTGTACATGCAGAGATGAATGCTATATATAATGCTAGTCTTAATGGAGTTTCTTTAAAAGATTCTACATTATATGTGTATGGTTTACCTATTTGCAATGAATGTGCTAAAGGCATTATTCAAGTTGGTATAAAAAAGGTTGTTGCTATGAGACCTCAAATATATAATTCCGAATGGGATAAATCACTAAAAGCTGCTGAAGCTTTATTTAGAGAAGCCGAAGTAATGTATTTAATTGACGTGGAGGATGAATGAGTAAATCGCCAATACCGTATGTTATACGGAAAAGAGATCATAATAAAAATATTATCTCTAAAAAATATTTAAGCCATGGAACATTCAGATGTAAACGTCACCCTAATAGTAAGAGGTGTAAAAATGCTTAAAAAAACTATGTACAAAGCGCTAAAAGTATGTTATAATAGTACTTTAAATAAAGGAGTAGTATATGTGGAAATATAAAGTAAAAGGTTTCGTTATTGGTGTTTTATTAGTCGCTTCTATGCAAGTATTAGCTGCACAGAACATCAGATCAGGTGTAGTCAAAGATCATTATCATGATGTCGTAGTTATTGAACCATACTATGTTGAAGTATGTGGTGAAGAAACTCAAATGGCAGGTGATGTTGTTGATGGCGCTATATGGGGTGCAATTTTTGGTGCTGTACTCGGTGATGTTATAGATGATGAGAATGGTAGATTACCAGGAGCAATTATCGGTGGCGCTATCGGTGCAAAGACTGAAGAGAATAAAGGTGATGGTTCAACTACTATTGTATGTAGAACTGAGCAGCGCAAAACTAAAACTGCTAAAAGACAATATTCACACTCAACAATACACTTTACAGTACAAGGTACAGCATACGAATTAGACTTTATTCGTAATGACCGTTAAAAAAGAAATACCATTCAAAAAATGGACATTTGTAGATAAACAAGATCTCGATACTGATCATTGGTATATACGATTAGATGGTGGTCTATACCATAATGTGATATTTCGTTTTATGAAAGTATCATTAAATATGGATGCTAAGTCTATAGATTTTGATTATGAAGTGGTAGATTATCCAAGTATGGATGACCCACATGGTGAGCCTGCATTTACAGAAATGGCAGGCGATATTTTAAAAAGTATCTTAGATGATGCTATGGATAAACAGGACTATATAATTGGCCCTAAAAATGAATGAACGTAAAAGAAACATTAACCATTCTCTCAGAAGAGTGCGCGGAAGTAATACAAGCTAACTCTAAATTAATCCGATTCGGCCCATATGATGAAGATAATGTGCACGAATTAGAAAAAGAGCTCGGCGATATCATGGCTATGATACTTATACTTGATTATTATGGTTATGTTTCAACAGAAAACATTACAAATAATGTTATTCCAAAACTTACAAAGCTTAAAAAGTACAGCAAAATTAAGAATTTAAATAAAATTATAAAGAATTTGTAATTATTATAAATACCCTTATATCGTAATTTATATAAGGGTTTCATGCAGTCATTTAAGATTTATCTATCAGAAGGAAGACACGATCCTTCAATATTCAAGGCAGTTTTTATGGCAGGTGCTCCAGGCGCAGGCAAATCTTTTGTCTCTGATTGGATGGCATTAGGACCACAACTTGGATATAAAGTAATCAATTCTGATACAGAATTCGAACGTTATATGAAAGAGGCAGGCTTGACTGATGATAAAGGTGCAGTTATTCTTGATCCTAAAAGAGAATTCGAACGTGGTGTTATACGATCAGTAGCAAAGAGACATACACAAGCTAAGCAAAGACATGCCTTAATTGGTAGATTAGGTCTTGTTATCGATGGTACAGCTGCAAATGCGGCTAAAATAATAAAACAAAAGAAATTTTTAGAGACACTTGGTTATGAATGTGCTATGGTTTATGTTAATGTTCCTTTAGATGTTTCAATAGCATCAGACAAAGAGCGTGGTGAACAGGGTGATAGATCAATAGGACCAGAACTTGTCACACAAAAATATAATGAATTAGATAAAGGTATACCTAAATTAATAAAAGCATTTGGCACAGTAACTACTGGATTTGGGCCTAAACCTAGTAAATCAATGTTTTTTATAGTAGATAATACAGTAAGAGAAAAAACACCAAGTCTAATTCGTAAGGTGTTAGGTGATATTACTAAGTGGTCTAAACAACTACCAAAAAATAGTGCAGCAAAACAATGGATGAGAAATAACTAATGCAACAATTTAAAGAGCAAGTTCACGAGACAACACAAATGCGTATTATCGATCTTCTTCCAAAGAAGGTCAAGCATATGATATACAGAATTGCACATCAAGACAAATATAAAGGTGCTTTGCTTATGATTAAGCATTTAAGAAAAGATCCTGATGTAATCTCAAGAGGCTTAAGTAAAAAGAAAATACAAGACATCGCTGCTGATCATTTTAAATTAAATCATCGTGAGTTTGAAAAGATACTTAATCGTAAGACTAGATACGAAGAAGCTCCTCCAGGAATGGCAGACACAGTCAAGAAATTTAAAGCAGATGGGATGGATGATGAGATGGCATTCGCTCTTGCTTGGAAAATATATAATAAGAAAGAAGAGTATATCACTGAAGAAAAAGGTGATGACATTTTGCCTGATGACTTCTTAGGAGGATTACCTCATGAAGTAGATATGAAAGCTTCTTCTGGTGTACGAACGGTATATAAAGTTCGTTCATCAGATAGAGAGGCAGATAGAGATGAGATACTACGAATCTTAAGACAAGCTGGAGTTACAGCTCAAATAGGTTCAGGAAGTTCAAGTGTTGATCCGATTGATGGCGAATTTGACAATATGCGATTTAGAATTTTGGTTAAACCAGTATCAGGTGGTATGGGTGAGACAACACTTAATTCAAGTATTACTGAGTTATTTCCATGTATTGCTTTTGAAACTAATTATAATCCAAAAAGTGTAGAAGAATTTCATAAGTATTTGCTTGGCGTTGATGTTAGCAAGCTTTCATGTGTATTAGGTAAGGATCTTGCGGCTGCTGAAGAAACAATTAATAAAGCAGATACATCTACTAAATTTGCAGAAAAAATGGAAAATGCTATTGGTATATGGCAGTTTTTAAAAGATCAGCATAAAGATAAGCCAATAAAAAATGTTTATTGGGGATATAGAGCAAAGCCGGCCGGTGTTGGAAGAGGACATCCAGGAGATATGTTTATTGAATACACTGATAAGAAAATGCTTGGTGTAAGTTTAAAAGCTGGTGGAAAGAAAACATCTGAACCTCAATTGAATACATATGTTAGACCAGTATTTGATGCATTTAAAGAATCACGAACAATGGCATCATTAAGAAGTAAAGCATATCAGCAAGTATATTCTAAAATTAAAGATATGCCTGCAGAAGAAGGCTTTGATGGCGGTCCCAATGGTAGACATAAAGATAGAGCAAAGACAGAAAATATTTTAAAAGTCTATGATAAAAAGAATAATCGTGCATACGAAAAAGATTATGATACAATGCTTGAAATAATGAGACAAGGTATTGTAGACCTCTTCAATAAAAATAAAAAGAAGACGGTTGAATATATTATAGCAGAAATTTTAAGAGATGCTCCCGGTGTTCCGACTATGGTGATTAAAGCAATTGGATCTACATATGAGGAAGTAACTGACAGAAATGAAGTAGGTGTATTTCTTCCGCAAGTAAAGTTTGTAAAAGCTGTTACGGCCAGATCATCTAAACAAAATTGGTATATAATACTACAATCTGGTAATGATAGTATTACAATGGCAATGTCAATTAGATCAAATAAATCTGGACATGCTGGTAAAAAGAAATTAGGACAATTTCCTTTAGGACTTGCAGTTAAATATAATGGTATAGCTAAATGAATTTAAAGCAACATATAGTAGAAGCAAAGAATACACACATGGTGCATATCGAAGATATGGTCATAGATGGTGGAGTGGATGGCGCACGTGCCGCTATATTTGCTTTAAGAGATTTAAGAGACATGTTAGCTGGTCATACGAATGATAGTAAAGCAGTTACAGTTAAATGGGATGGTGCACCAGCCGTATTTGCTGGCATTGATCCATCTGATGGTAAGTTCTTTGTTGCAAAGAAAGGCATATTTAATAAGAATCCCAAAGTATATAAGAGCGTTAAAGAAGTTAAAGCCGATACTTCAGGTGATTTAGCAGCAAAGCTTACAGAAGCATTTAAAGAATTTAAGAAACTTGGTATAAAGAAAGGAGTCTACCAGGGTGACATTATGTTCATCAAAAAAGACTTAAAGAAAGCAACAATTGATGGGAGAAAGTATGTAACTTTTCACCCAAATACTATAGTATATGCAATACCCGTTGAAGCAGCAACAGAAATTATGAGAGCAAAAATTGGCGTAGTGTGGCATACTTATTACTCAGGCTCAACCTTTGAATCTATGAGTGCATCCTTTGGTGTAACCACTGCTGCATTTAAAAATGTCCGAACGGTGTGGCAGAAATCAGCCAACCTACCAGACATATCTGGTTTAGCCACATTAACCAAAAAGGACACAGATGAAATTACGAAACATATATCAAACGCGGGAAAACTCTTTCAAAAGATCGCGTCTAGTACGCTTAATGACGTGGCTACAAATCCAGATATTAATTTATTTATCAATACCTTTCGCAATACGAAAGTTAGAGCACAAAGCGAAATTAGCAACACATCGGCCCATGTACAAGAACTTATTGACTGGATCGAAAACCGCTATAACACAGAAAAGGAGAGACTTAAAAGCGATGCTGGTAAGGATAGAAAGGAAGAAGCGAAGCTTGCAGCACTAGAATTCTTTACAGATGACAATAAAGATAGTCTTGTCAGCATGTTTGATATGCAAAATGAACTCGTATATGCTAAGAAAAAGCTATTAACACACTTGGACAGTATGGATAGTATAAATACATTTATAAAGACTAAAGATGGTTTTAGAGTAACGGGCGCTGAAGGATATGTTGCTATTGACCATTTAACTAATGGCGCAGTTAAAATTGTGGATAGGATGGAATTTTCCTATAATAATTTTAGTAAAGATATAATCAAAGGGTGGGAGTCCGAATCACGATGAAATCATTAAAAACAATAATAAACGAAAGGGTTAGCGGCAGAGATACTGTCTGGGATAGCGATCAAGGAGAGGTAATAGATTACATGCTAAAAGATCGTAGATTTGGATTGCACGCAGCTAAATTTGGTTATGAACATTAGTATTTAACTCTACGACAGTTGCACGTACAAAGAAGAATACTACTGTTGATGATTTAATCAAATTAGTTTTAAAAAAGAAAAATTTGCCAAAGCATCCAGATTGGACACCAGCATTTGCAAAAGAATTAAAAAGGAGATATGGTTAAATGAAATTAATAGACAGATTAGTAAAAGAATTTACCTCAATAAACGAGGCAAGAGTAAAAGATAATCATAGGTGGAATGCTAACGATGAGATAGCAACTATGAATTTCATTTATAAAGACTTTAAAAAAGAATTAGGTAGAGATCCAGGTAAACCATATATGGATGATGACCATCTTGTAGTAGGTAGTGATACCGTATTAAGAGTAAAAGATAATACATCAGTAGCTGATATGAAAAAAGCAGTATCAGCATGGATTGGCAAAAATGCTAAACCTGCTCCTGACGAGGCCAAAGTTGGTCGATTCAATGTTAAGTTACCTACTGAATTAGCTGGAGTACTTGGTAACAAAGCAACTAAGCTTGACAAGCCACGTGCAATTATTAAAACAGATATTGATTCAGCTAAAGAAATTCAAAAAGCGGTGAAAGGCAAAGGTGCTAAGTTTCGTATGATGAAACGTAAAGATCATGTTGCTGTATATCTTGACTTTGATGATGGCAAAATAATGCAAGATGCATTGAAAAAAGTAGCGAGGATAAGATAATGGCAATAAATATCCAACAAGCATTAAATGAAATGGGTAATAGACCCGTACCATATACAGATGTTAATGAAGCTAAAAGAATAAGACCCATTAAAGGTCTTTGGACACCAAAACAAATGTATACACAAGTTTCAAGAACTAAAAAAGCAGCATTTGAATTAAGACAACACGCAGATTTTATATTCCAAATGGATGCAGACGTTGGTCCAAGTATGAGTAGAAATTCTGGATTATATATGGGTGTTTATGACAAAATGACAGCAGCACTTGACCAATTTGATCAAGCAATTAAAGAAGCTGAAAAAATAAAACATCCCGATTAAATAGGAGAAATAAAGAATGGCGAAAATCCAAAAAGTCACATATGACTATCAAAAAGAACATAGACGATTTAAAAGTATTCAAGAGGCTAGAGAATGTCATTTAGCTGAAACATCTGGTGTACTTTTTGCAGATCAAGGTGGAAACAGCGTAGAAGATTATGATAAATGGGTTGCAACTCAACCAGATTATTCTGAAACTTACGAATTAACTGATGATGCATCTGGCTATGTAATCGTTAGAACGTGGCCTGACACGCAAACTATGATACAATCAGAAAATACTGGTAAACACGAGTATGATAGAAAACAAATGGCAATAAATGGGTGGGTCGTAGATAACGACATGTCTCTCTAAATTATGTCATTGCATAGTTTTAAAGAACACTATCTTGAAGAAGCGGCCGCCGAAACGGTCACTATAAACTTTGGGCGTTTTAATCCCCCAACTATTGGTCATGAAAAGCTTTTAGATGTAAGTCATTCTAAAGGCAGCGGTGTTCATAGAGTATATGCAACACAAACAAGCGGCAATAAAAAGAATCCTCTCGATTGGAAAACTAAAATTAAGTATATGCGTAAGGTATTTCCTAAGCATGCTCGTATGATCCTTATGGATAAGAAAGTAAAAATAATATTTGATGCTTTAGTTATAGCACACAATGATGGATTTAAAAATTTAGAATTAGTTGTTGGTTCGGATAGAGTAAGCGAATTCGAAACACTTGTAAATAAATATAATGGCACAAAGAGTAAACACGGATTTTACGACTTTAAAGATATAAAAATTATAAATGCAGGTGAAAGAGATCCGGATGCAGATGGCGCAGAAGGTATGTCAGCTTCAAAGATGAGAGCTGCAGCCGCCGATAATGATCTTATTGCATTTACTAGTGGTCTACCAAAAAGATTTAAAGATGCCGAAGCACTAATGAATGATGTGCGTAAAGGCATGGGTTTAAAAGAAGAGAAATCTTTTAGACAAGATGTAAAATTAAAGAAGGCTTCAAATCTTCGTGAGAAGTTTGTAGCTGGCAAGTTATTTAATGTGAAAGATCCGGTTAAAACAAATGATGGCCATGAAGGTGTTATAGATACATTAGGAGCCAATCACGTTAAAGTGAAGATGAAAGGAGACGGAGAGTTTAGAAATTTCTGGCTTCAAGATATATGTTTAAATAATTAGGAGATAAATTATGTCAAATATGGCAGGTATAACAAAAGATATGTACCCCGAGGGAACTGTAGCAACAACTGAAGGTTTTCGAGGTCCACACGGTGAAGTATTACTGGGTGTTGAATTTACTCAAGAAGAAGTAGATAATTTCAATGGTACAAACTTGGACTTACCAGAGACTGGCGATACAATTACCAGTAACGCGAGTCCAACACCTACGGTAACTGAAAAATCCACAAAAGCAGAGATGGAAGCAGCAGGCCGTGAGGTTGGTATTGAACTAGATAGACGTAAGTCTAAAAAAACTTTATGGAGTCAGTTAAAGAAAGAATTGTTTCCTAGGTAAAACTTAATAAATATATATTATGGAATTGACTAAGAATAACTTTGAGTTATATGCTGCAAAGCATTATCAAAAAGAGAAGTGGAGTACCGATGATGATTTTAAGGAAGACATGTCTCGGTTTAAATATATTAATAGATTAGTTAATAGGTATTATCGTGATGATGATTTAAAAGAACGATTGATATTAAACCATATTATTATATTAGGTAATGTGTTAGGACCAAAAATATGTGCTGAGATCTTAATGTCGAAGACACATCAAACACTGCAGAGTATTGTAAAAACATTCTTGGTATATTTAAATTATTTGCCAGAAGAAGAGTATGTTGAAATCCCATTGGACTCAACGATTATAAATGTATTAAGGAAGTTATGAGCAGATATTTAAAAGAAGGTGCAGTCGACTTATATATGACATATAAGTTTATTCGCTTGCTTACAACTAAGTGGAATAAAACTGATGCATTTAAAACAGGCGTCCTTGACAAAAATGGAAAACTCTTAGTTAAAGGTAAAGATCAAACAGATAAACAAAAAGCATCTTATCAACTCTTTGATAAAATGGTTTTTAATTTAAAAAGATTATTAGAGAAAGTACCTCTTGGAAAATCTCAAATAGCTTCTTATGCGGCCGCTTTATTTCTTTTACAAGAAAAAACTGACATGGCAGAAGAAGATTTACTCAAAGTCTTAGACGACTTAGGTCACGATACTTCAATTGATTTGAATGAAGAGTTCAAAGAAATTCATGTAGGTGAACACATACTAAATCATGATTTGCAAGAAAACAACAAAGGAACAATTGTGCATTTAGATTCTATAGAACCAGTTGGGTATTTCGCTGGCGTTCCTATATATAAAACACAAGAAAATATTTATTTATCAGTAAACAATATATTATAAGTATGTACTTTCACACTTAGTGTGATATAATATATTAATTAATTGGAGTGACATGACGTCTATTAACGTAACCAAGCGCAGTGGTGAAACTGAGCCATTTAACATTGACAAGATTCACCGAGTACTTGAATGGGCTTGTCAAGACTTAACAGGTGTTTCAGTATCTGAAATAGAGATGCGAGCTAATGTTCAAATATATGAGAAGATGCGTTCGACATCTATTCATGATCTTTTAATTAAATCAACAGCTGAGCTTATTACTGAAGCTACACCTAATTATCAAACGGTAGCAGCAAAATTAATCAATTATAAATTAAAGAAGATCGTATACGGTGACAAAGATCCGTGGCGATTAAAAGATATTATTGACCATAACATTAATGCTGGAGTCTATGATGCAGATATATTAAATATGTTTTCCTCAGCTGAAATAGATTATATTGATTCACAAATATTAGATCATTCTAGAGATGATGATTTCACATATGCAGGTATGGAGCAAATGAGATCTAAGTATCTTGTACAAAATCGAACAGATGGTACAATATATGAAACGCCTCAAGTGTTATATATTATGATTGCTATGACGTTATTCGGTAGATATAATGGTAGACGTATGAAGTTCATTAGAGAATTCTATAATGCCATATCACAATTCTATATCTCATTACCAACACCTATTATGGCCGGCGTTCGTACACCCACAAGACAATTTAGTTCTTGTGTAGTACTTGAGTCAAACGATTCATTAGACTCAATTAATGCAACATCAACATCAATCGTTAAATACATTTCAAAGAAAGCTGGGTTAGGCATTAATGCCGGTAAAATCAGAGCAGTAGGTTCACATATTGGTGATGGCTCGGTTGTACACACTGGTCTTATACCATTTCTTAAATTATTTCAAGCAAGTGTCAAGTCTTGCTCACAAGGTGGAGTAAGAGGTGGCGCGGCAACAGTTTATATGCCGGTATGGCATTATGAATTTGAAGACTTAGTTGTATTAAAGAATAATCGTGGTACGGATGAAACACGTGTACGTAATATGGATTATGCTTTTCAATTTAATAAACTCATGTATGAAAGATTATTAACTGGGGGGAACATTACGTTCTTCTCACCTGATGACGTACCTGGATTATATGATGCCTTCTTTGAGGATCAAGATTTATTCCAAGAGTTATATGAAAAATATGAAAGATCTCGTAAGATCCGTAAGAAATCTTTACCAGCTCTTGAAGTATTTAGTCAATTTCTTACAGAACGTAAAGAAACCGGCCGCATATATTTACAAAATGTAGACCATGCAAATACACATGGGGCATTTATAGAAAAGCAGGCGCCAATACATCAATCGAATTTGTGTTGTGAAATTGATTTACCTTCGCATGGTTTAGAATCATATGACGATCATCATAAAGGTGAGATCAGTTTATGTACACTTAGTGCAATTAATTGGGGATTAATTAATGATCCGAAAGATTTTGAAAAGTATTGCGAATTGGCTATCCGTTCTCTTGATGCTTTACTTGATTATCAGAATTATCCTATTCTTGCAGCAGAAAGATCAACTATGGCAAGACGACCATTAGGTGTGGGTATCATTAATTTTGCATATTTCTTAGCAAAACGCGGTTTAAAGTATGACGATAATGCTCTCGCCATAGTAGATGAATACGCAGAAGCGTGGTCTTATTATCTCATTAAAGCAAGCGCAGATCTTGCAAAAGAGAAGGGAACGTGCTATAAGGTGCTAGAGAGCAAATACGGACACGGTATTTTGCCGATAGACACATATAAACCCGAGGTAAATGAATTGGTTAAGCCCAGAGAGAGGATGCCATGGCAATCATTAAGAAACCAGTTAAAGAAATATGGCATACGTAACAGCACAATGATGGCTATTATGCCTGCAGAAACATCTGCTCAGATCGGTAATGCAACAAATGGAGTAGAACCACCTCGTGCACTTGTAAGTTATAAGCAATCAAAAGATGGCGTAATGGCACAAGTTGTACCACAAATACATAACCTTAAAAATAAATATGATTTATTGTGGGACCAAAAAGGACCAGATGGTTATTTAAAAATTATGGCAATACTTCAGAAATATGTTGATCAGGGCATATCAGTTAATACCAGTTATAATCCAGCACAATATGAAGATAATAAAGTTCCTATGTCAGAGATGATAAAGGATCTTGTGACATTTTATAAATATGGTGGTAAACAATTATATTATTTTAATACCAATGACTTAGCAATTGAAGATGAGAGCACGATGGACTACAATAGAGAAGACTTTGCAACCCAGCAAGAATATGATGAGTATTGTGAATCGTGTGTCCTATAGCTGTTCTGGTAGAATATTATTCTACATAAAGCTACTTTAATAGAATAATATTATTTTTTTTGAAAATAAGCTGATTTGGTATGTACAATTGTTATAAATTATGTTATAATAGTTTAGTTATCAAGATTTGTTTAGGTATAAATAATTATGGATTTATTAAACTACATACAATTAGGGGTTATTCTTACCCTCGGGGCCATAGGATATATAAGTATGGCTATCTTCCCAATTTTCCTTGAACTGAATGATGAGCTAAATGAAAAGTTTAAGGACGAGAACCCTTCGAGACAAGGCTAAACTACTTTTTAAAACGACATAGGAGAATATATGTTAGATAAAATCACTGGCGGCGTAGCAGCTGCAACAAGTATCGGTGTGATGCTTATTTCTTTAGCGATTGTTTTACAAATCGTTTTTGGTGGAAGCGTACCTTTCCTTGGCGGCGACGTCATAGGT